GAAATGACGCAATCAACTGGGATGGTTCAGAAAACACAGGAGCAACTGCAAATGGATAAATGGTACTATTACAAAGAAGCGGTTCGTCAATTTATCAATCACACTGCTGAGAGATGGATGGAAACTCAATTGAAGCAAAAAGGTCTGGAACAATACTTTCTTGCAAAAATTGATGATATGCAAAAAACTCTTGTTCGTTTTGTGCTTGACCCAAACGACGACACCTACAACTACCAAGTCATCTACATGTCTGACCTTGAGGGTTCAACCGACCATGACTTCCACTTCGGTGAGGTCGCATTCAGCGAGGACACGCGACGATACATGGATGGCAAGCGTGCTGCTGAGTACGGAAACAAAAAAGAAGAACTTGAAGTCGAGTGGGAAAAGTTTGTTTCTAATGGCTTCTATCGTGTCGGCAAAGATTTTATGAGGATGGTCTAATGAGCGAATACAATCATGGTCGAATGCGTGAATGGATGCAAAAAGAATCGCAGGTCAAAGACCAGTATTCTCGTAAAGCATACTTTCTTGTCAATTGGCAAGAGTTGAGCGTTATACAATGCTGTTACGATGATACCCAAACTCCAAACACCGTCTGGATTCGTCGTGCGTGGTTTGCTCCCAAAGCAACGGACCTTTCGTATTATGATGTGAGTGACTATGAAGAGATTGAGAAAGCCGATGCCGAGCGACGATGGAACTACTCTGTGAAAGAGGCTGGTTTTGTTCGCTGGACTCCGTATGCTCCTGAGTGTCACGAAAACGATGCAGAGGTAAAGTTTCATCGAATTGTAAAGAATGAAGATGAAGTTTATCAAACTTTGTGGAGTGATCATGGTGAACTTCATTACTTCACCGTTTCTGCTTCTACGATCATGGATCAAGTCAATGAAACCATGTGCTTTCGGTCGGACGATGAGGGTCACTTCACTGGTGCAAACGAGTGTGGTGTAGTCTATCCTGCGAGTCGTGAACTTGATGTTCATGGTAAGTTGGCGAAGGATGCGTGGAACGCACTGCAAATGGATATGGCAACCGCGTGAAAGAGTTTTACTTCTCAATCGAGGAAAGAATGGAGATTCACAAAAAGCAATCCATGTGGGAATACCCGTGGTATGCTTTCAGTCTCACCTATCCTGTGGAGAAACCTGTGCCGGAGAAACAGGCTGACTATCCCGGTCAAACATTCACCGATTCTGTTCCTGTGTTGTTCTGGCGTCGAAGAGATGGTCACGACCGAGGAGTCTATGCGAAGGGAAGAATGTATGGTGATGACTTTTCTTATGCCGCGTGTTCAAAAAAACAGATGGCAGACTGGTGGAACTATTACATCGATCTTATGGATGGTAAGCCATGTTATCACCTTACTCCGAGGGGTGAGCCAAAAAAACCGGAAGAGGCGATATACGAGGTGTACTTGTCGAAGATCAATCCGGTCGAAGCGTATATCAAAAAAATGACTGGTTCTTGGTTCTGTGGGGGCTGGAAATGGAAAAAAACCGTAAAGGAAATTTTAGATGATTCAAACAAACAAACTTGTGCGTGATAAGGTTTGCCAAGTCTTAGCCGACAAAGGCATTGCAAAGAGAACGAAGATGCGATATGTAAAGGATAAAGAATATGAAACTTTTCTTTATGCGAAGTTGATGGAAGAATGTGCCGAGGTGATCGGCTCGAACACGACGGAGCAAATCACCGAGGAACTTGCTGACCTGCTGGAAGTCGTTGAGGCGATTCGCACGTACGCGGGGGTGAGTGTCATGGAACTGAAAGAAGCAAAGACACAAAAGTTTTGTGATAAGGGTGGCTTCTTTGAGGGTTGTATTTTGGAGGGAATTGAATATACTGCTGGAGAGGGAATCAGAACAATGCAAAAAATGGTAAACCATAAAAAGGAGTCAAAATAATGTTTGGACATTCTTATTCAGGACACTCTGATTGGTGTGATGATAATGATGGTTATGAATTAATGAACGATGCTCTTCGTGATGATTACATCGAAGAAGAAGATGATGAATTTTATGACATCGAACTTGATGATGACGATGAAGAGGGTATGGTTCAGGATTCCGACACAGATGATTGGGATGACGATGATTCCTACGACTTAGAGGATGATGTCCATGAATGAGCCAGAGGTTCAGTTGTTTTTTCTTACTCTTTTGTTTTTGAGTACGGCAACCTTTTCGATTATTTTGATGAAACTTAATAGAGATGATAATGAAAACAAATAAAGATTATTATGATTTGCGTTTCTCGTCCGAAGAACTTCTGATGATTGACACTGCACTTTCTAACGCAGGGGTTGACAAAGATCAGCAAGACGCATACAATCGTCTTCGTCACCTGCTCTCGAAGCATGTGGAAATCAATGACGTATTGGATGGAACTATTCCCGAACCCTCACCGGAGATTGACTTACAATGAAACCTTCAACCTTTACCGTGTCTGACCATATCGAAGCAATTCGCATGTTCACGACTTTTTACATGTACGAAGATCCACAAAGTAAAAGTTTCTTAGAAAATGCACTTCCTGCGTGTACAGGAGCAAAATACATTTCTGACAATTGGGATCAGATTCACCCATCGCTTTCTGATCAGGAAGCAGAGAAGTTGGTGGACATGGTTGATCGGGCGGCTGATCGCATGGAAGAGTACAAACGAGACTTGCTCGGTAGAATGGAACAGGAGCCTGAGAATGAGTGGGATTGAGTATTATGACAATCTAACTTTTTCTTATCGTGTTGGTGAAAACCATGAAAAACAATCTGCACTTTTTATGTGGGGAATTGATTGCATAGATGCAAGTTGTGGTTTTAACATATCCGACCTAAATACTTTCATCGAGTTTCTGCAAGGACAACGCGATGTCTTAGTAGCGAGTGAAAACGATAAAAATCAACCACTTCTTTTTAAAGAAGGTTTTGAAATGCCAACAGTAAAGGATGAAGACAATGGCTAAACGAATTGATATTACAGAAGAAAATTACGCAATGCTCATGCCCACGGGTGATCGCATTCTAGTGAAGCGTGATGCTGGAGAGTCCCAAACCGAATCGGGAATCTACTATGCAAGAGAGCAGAATCGACAGACTGGCGTTGTCGTGGCTGTGGGTGACGATGAAAAGTTTACCGATGGTAAAAGTCGTATTACACCCGGATGTAAAATTTACTTTGTTGAAGAAGGTTATGTTCCAATCGGAGATTTCCTCTTGATGAAGTCAACCTCCGTGCTTGGCGTGTTCCATCCGAGTGAAGTAAAGACCGAGGAGTGATTCTTTCACTTTTATTATGGAATCGTTTGATGATCGCAACTGATTGTCCAAGGATTGCATATTGCCAACGTAGCACAATGGTAGTGCAGTTCACTTGTAATGAACAGGTTGCTGGTTCAAGTCCAGTCGTTGGCTTTCAGGCGACATAGCCCAATGGCAGAGGCAGTGGACTTAAAATCCATCCAGTCCGGGTTCGAGTCCCGGTGTCGCTACTATAAATAAAAGACAGGAGAAAACAATGAATCTACGACCAAGAAATCTTGAAGAATCAAGTCTGTCTAGAATTATGGGACATGTTAAAGGCGAACGAAACTTTGGCGTTGTGTCTGCGTTCCGAGGTGGACTGAGTAAAAAAGAAAACATGGAGCGACACGCGGAACTCAAAGATGCTGCCCGTGACATGGGTTATGGATTTATTGAAATGCGTGGTGGGTATAAAGAAGAAGATGGAGGTTTTGTAAATGAACTTTCAATCTTTGTACCAAATGTTTCAAAAAAAGATATCATGGATCTTGGTTCAAAGTATGATCAAGACTCTGTTATTTTTAAAGACAAAAATCAATTCAGTTTGGTTGGGACTAATCGTGCGACAGGTCGTGGTACGGTAATGATGGACTTCAAGGGCGGCGACCGTGATTCAATCACACTCGCCCAAGATGCGATTAAAGATTTCTTTTCTTCTTTGTTAAAAGGTTCGCAAAAAGGCAAAAAGTTTTTGTTTCAGACCGAAGATTTTATTGTTGAAGAAAAAGAGATTTTGGGTTTTAACGAGATGGCGTATCTCCGAAAAACTCCAAGATGGTTCCAAATCTGACTTGACATTCATTCAACAAGGATTACAATCATGGCTGGAAAAGGCGATTCGTATCGTCCCGTAAATCAAAAGAAATGGGAAGACAATTGGGAAAGGGCTTTTGGTGCTAACACCCGAAAAAGAAACACACAATCAAATGCAAAGGGCGTATCTAAGAGGTCAACGAAAACCTCTGCCCGTAACAAGCGTTGATACAAAATCATGGATTCAGGAAGGAATTAAACATGAACGAAGTGCAATTAGTAAGACTGGCGAGCGGCGAAGAAATCCTCGCAAAGATTGAAAACTTAGGTGAGGCAACAAAATTTAATAAGCCCCACATTATTATCCCAACTCAGGCAAAGGGTATTGCTCTGATGCCTTGGTGTCCGTATTCTACAATTCAAGAAGATGGTGTGACTGTTCCAAATGATAAAATTATTTTTATCACAACGCCACATACAGACTTGGCAAAAGAATACACTACGATGGTAACTGGTATTGAAATTCCAACTGCTGGTGACATCGCTGGTACGATTGGTTCTAAATTATTGACGGAGGATTGATATGGCACGTGCAGCACTTGCAACTGGATTGAAAAGTGGAATGACTTCGATTGGCAAGCCCCGCCGACCGGGAAAAAAGAAATCGTGGGCAATTAGTGGCAAAAGTAAAACTTCCCGTTCTGGTAACGGTAAGAAGTTACGCTTCTAAAAAAAGGGCGAGTAACTCAATTGGACAGAGTATCCGACTTCTAATCGGAAGGTTGTGGGTTCGACTCCCGCCTCGCCTGTTCAGGTCGCGTAACTCAGTTGGTAGAGTACCGGACTTTTAATCCGATAGCCGTGAGTTCGAGCCTCACCGTGACCACTCCATTCGGAAACAGAGTTTTTTTATTTTAAAAAAGGAGTTTATAATATGAATAAAATTTCAAAGATTTGTTTTGGTTTAGGTTTTGCATCTATCGCACTCTCTGCGTATGTGTATCAAGCCTATGGAATCGCAGACGCAACATATGTTGGTCTTTGGGTTCCTTCGTTTTTTCTGGTTGGTGATTTCTTTGATCGCCATGTCTAAAAGAAAACTTACGGAAAATCGACCAAAAGGGTTGACTTCCGTTTGAGTATTGCTACAATGAATATCGTGATGGGGCGAACGAGTGAGTCGCCCAAAAGTTTGAAAGTGTAAAGAAGGAAATACTACTATGTCCAAGAATGTAACTGCCATGAAGTCTCGTACCGTTTACTCCGTTGAAGGATTCAACTCGCCTGTCCACGTTATCGAAAATACCGATAACACCGGAAGCGATATCCAAGTGATCTACCAACGCAAGAACGGTTCGTGGCGTACGGCTCCACAAGATGGTACTCTGTACCAAAACATCAGCAAGATGTGGTTCGATCAAGGTGTTGAAGTTAGCAACGCCTAATCAACACCCGTTGAAAACTTGCTCATACAAGAACAACGGGCATTCGTGTCCGTTGTTTCTTTTTCCAAACTAAGGAGACATTTTATGCCAAACAGTAGACAAAGATCAGTAAGCCGTAAGCATCGCCAGAGATCAGCACGACAAAGATCACAGCGGCGACAAGAACTTGGAAATGCAAAGACTAAAACTATCAATGAAATGTACAAAGATGGTTCACTTCCAAAAGAACTTGAAGAGCGTGTGACGCTTAGAAAGAGTAAATGATGCACACAGTAGAATACACAGATGAAACTGGTAATACCAAGAAACTGGTTCTCACGGATGAGGAGTATCAAGCGAGTCTTGATCGTGCAGGGAATTTCAATCCACAAAAATTGCGTGAAGTTATTGGTGATCCTAATCTCAACAATGATGATCGTGAGCAACTGAATGGATAATCAAATGTATACAGTCATACACATTGATCAACACGGAGTCACTCGTAAACTTCTTATGACTGAATCCGAATATCAAAATTGTTTGCATCGTGCGCAGGAAAATCCACAGGATCTCGACTCGCCTACTGCAAAGTCTGATGGAGATTGTGTAGATGTCTATTGATTACAAATGGCGTGCGGATGTTACGATTGAATTAGAATTCTATGATGATCGTGACACACAGTTTATTAAAGAAACCCACGAATGGTATTCCTCTTCACGTGACGAAGAAGAAGCGTGGATGGAGTTTGTTGAAAGCAAAGACTCTGAAGTTATTGATGCAAACGTTTCATCCGAACAATGGGAACATGAAAACTTAGTATTTCTTGGAGAAGAAACAAATGGCTAAACGCCAACTCGATCAATTTGATTTAGAAGCCGAACGCGAAGGGTCTGCTGTTCGTCGGCACACCGTGGTTCGTTCGGCTTGGGGTAAAGGTACAATCAAGTCTCGCCGTGGACGTAAGGACGCGGAGGCAGCCATTGAACGTCGCACAGTCAAAAGTTATTACACAAGGAGCGTATGATGGAAATGATGCTTTTTGCATTGGGTGGATTCACATTTGGTTTGATTTGTGGTGTCTGCATTGGTTCTGGTTTTATTGACACTTACTGGAGATAATGATGAATTGTATTGATTGTGGAAACGTGATTCCTGCTGCTCGTCTTGACGCTGCTCCCGGTACTCACCATTGTGTGAAGTGCGTGGATAAGCACATTCCTGAGCGTAAGGGTTACATGATTTACGGTCACAAAACCGCAGGTGAAATCGTGATGGCAAGCGGAAGTGAAAACATTCGTCGCCTTGAACGTGAATACTTTAGAAGTCGATAAATATTTGAAAGGATTTATTATGAAAGTTGAAAACAAAAACGCACATCGTGCAGCGGACAAACATTACTTTTTTGCAACACACGTTCGGGATGGTGACGGGGGCGGCGATGATGTCGTGATGCTTCTTCTCACTGACAAAGAACTTGAGCGTGCCGCAAAGCGTGCTGAAAAGAACAAGGAAGATTTGCCCGAACATTTTGCAATCATCCAAGGTCGCAACGAAGAAGAGACAATTCTTCTTGATGACACAGACGTTGCCCAGCCAAAGAAGTCGGGTGGTTTCCTCAGTTGGTTCTTTGAACCGAGTGAATAATGGCGTACGGAATCTGGATCAAAAGTCTGAATAAGTGGATGATCGATGGGTATGATCACGCAAAGGATAAAGAAATCCCCTCACTTTTTAAACTTCGTCGAGAAGCCATGAGTGAGTGTGATATTTTGAATCGTGACTGGTACAAATCTAGTAAGGGTATGCGATTCAAAATGAAAGAAGATTACATCCCTAAAACATTCAGAAGAAAAACTAAGACTAAATAACACTGAGTTGCCTAATTTGGGACTCAAACTACTCGCTTAACATAAGGAGAAAAATATGATTACGAGTTTAGGTATTGATAAATTTTGGGATCACATTAACGAAATTGAACGTAATTTGGATCAAAGCACAAGTTTTCCACCTTACAACATTATTCGTCACGATGAGGAAAATGCAACAATTGAATTTGCAGTAGCGGGGTACAAAAAAAATGATATTGAAATTACTGTTTTCCCCCATCCGCAAAACTATAAGGTTTTGGAAGTTAGTTCTGATCGTGAATCTTCCGACGAAGAAACGATGTTTGAACATCGAGGAATCGCTCGCCGCAAGTTCCGCTCTCGACTCCCTCTCACCGAAGATTGGAATGTCACAGGAGCATACTGCGAAGACGGAATCCTCTTTGTGAATTTGCATAAAATTATCCCAGAGGGGAAAAAGCCTCAAGTAGTTGAAATTGCTTGAGTTAAATATATCCTTCTTGGTTTGAAGTGGCAACGGGGGTCTTTGGGGACTCCCGTTGTCTTTTTTTTGTATACTAAATAAAATATGGAGGTCTTTGTTATGAGACATATTTACACACTTGTCGTTTGCGTACTCTCTTCTTTTAGTTTTGCTGGTGATAACGGCGGCAAACCAACCAATCCCGACACGGTTGAAATGTGGATCGACGATCTTGGTAGACTCACTCCGTTTGGTCGGACGTTTGATGTTTACATTCAGACAGGGTTTGATCCTGAGTTCTCCCAGCCTGATGGTAGTTCCCGTCCCCCGTATATGATTGGGTCCACTCGTGGCAGTGAGATTCCTACTCGTGCGTTTGCGTGGACTGTTGACGGTGATGTTTTCAAGAACCGCAACGATGCCACCTACCCATTCCTTGAGAATTGTCCGGAATGTATTGAATATTGGCAGGGATACACCACGTTTGAAACTTGGGAGCAAGACGATGGAACGGTCGTGTCCTGCGACATTCCCGGCACGTATTGGGATTGCATTCAGTCCAATCCCTACCAACGCTGGATGTATCTTGGACAGAACTATACCCCAGTCAATTGGGATGCACCCGGTGGTATTCCGAACACATTTGATCTGACGAATCTAGACTACTTCTGGTGTGACTCTTGGATTCTTCACGGTGAACCCGGCAAGAAGTATGGTGCGTTCGCTAGACCCAAATACCCACAAGTACAGCAGCAACACACAGACCTGATTGAATCAAACACTCTCAAGTTCTGGACACCTCTTGACACCATTGTTGGGCAAGTCTGTTGCTCTTCTCCCGGTCAGAATGATTACGGTGATTTGATTATGTGGCGTGGTCACGATGTAGACTGGTCGAGCGAAAAGCATCCCGGTTCATATCACATTGCACGTTTTACTGGTCCTGACTACTTCGGAAGTGGTGGAGTGATTCGTTTTGCCTGTAATCAAGGTTATAATTGTGATCGCGCCCCATACTTTGTAGACTACTATGCTGACAACTCTTGTCCATCTGATTTGAACGAAGATGGCACAGTTGGATTTCAAGATTTGTTGCAAGTTTTAGGGGATGTTGCTGCGAGTAAGTATCATCCACAAACAAATAACGGCTTCTCTGCCGTATTGAAAGTTTTATCTGAATGGGGAAATTGTAATGATTGATTTGATTTTATCTGCTGCTATTGCTCTTGGTGATGACAATGATCCGGGTGAGGATTGTACCACCGGACTTCGTATTCAAAATATGGGTCGTATTACTCCATACGGAAACACATATCGTTTCTTTATTGATGCGGAAACACCGACTTGTATTTTGCCACTGAATGCTGGTTACTCTGGACTCGGTGCGAGAATCTCAACTCAAACACCGTTTATTCTTGTGACAACTTCAGAGGAAGGATTCTGGAACAATCACCCGAGCGATGTTCCGTGGGGAGACACTTGGTCCACCGCAGAGCAAACACCATCTGGTCCGCTTCGCTACTTCTTGGGACGAGATCCACGACAAGAGTTTGATTCCCATTTTCCAATGGGTGAACTTCCCGATTGTGTCGGTGTTCCCGGTCTTGGTGACAACTACCCCTGTGCTGGTGTCGCAACTCCATACCGACTGAACCAAACCAACAATCTGATCTTGGGTGAAAACAATGATATTTTTACATTGTCAAGACTTATTGTTGTTGTAAATTCAAATGCCGAAAATGCAAAGATCGGTGAGAATCCTTTTATGCAACTTACCACAAAGGGAAATGTAAGATTCAAGGGTGGTGTAAACCTGAACAAGTATGACGGTTTGCCACACTGGAATTATTACGAAACCATCGGTTACTTCGGAGATGCTACCCAGTCCACGATCTGGGAAGACTTGAACTACGATGAAAGAGTTGATTTTGGAGACTTGCTGATGGTTCTGAATGACGCAGAAAGATATGACGATGTGTTCGATGCAATTCTGAAAATTCTTGCGGCTTGGGGAAATTCAAATTCCTAAATAAATCTGTTCGTCAACAGCGAACAATTTTTATAGGGGGTTTGGGAAATGCACAGAATTTTAGCGTTACTTATTACTACGGCTGCATTTGGCGATATTGCCGGTGATCCAACAGCGTTTATGTCGTACGAAATTTGGTCACAGGATGAAGATGGATTCTTCTCTGCCACTGTTTCCTCTGCCGTGTATACCGAACCCGAACAACAAGATGTCGTGGGTCTTCCCGAAGGTGCGATGCTGGTGACAATCACTGTTGAAAACAGTTGGGAGTCAATGCTGAACATCGAAGACCTCGACATCTACGTTGGGGAAAGCACAACCGAAATCGCCTCTCTTGTTATGCCGGGGTACTTTGTAGAAACACCCATTCAAGACCAAATAGATCCTTTTTACAATGCCCCGGACTATGTAAATTTTGGTTACGAGACAGGTCTGTTCTCATGGGACTGGGGCTTTTCGGACGACACGACCACAGATTCTTTAGCCCCCGGAGAATCGGCAACGGTTTGGATTCTCGCTTGGGCAGATGATTACACTACATCCCCCGGAGTTTTGCAGGGCGAGGGATCGGTTACTGTATTTGAATCGTTCATGCCAGACTTAGAATCGATTCCTGTTCCTGCTCCTGCTACGCTTGCGATTGGTGGTTTGGGCATTCTCATGGGCGGCAGAAGACGAAGGGATAAATAATGACATGCGGTGTTTTCAAAACTTTCTTACAGAAGAAACAGATTCTCTTGAGGAATACCTCACAGAGTTTGAAAATGCTGTAAAGTCAACTCACGACAGGGTGAATATGAATGGACATACGATGTTCACACCAAAGCACCAAAATCCCACATTACCAAACAAGATGATTGTTTCTTGTTTTCATGGGGATGAACCCGCTGGTTGGATTGGTCTTTTAGAATTTGTTAAAAATTATAATGCAGAAAATGTAAATATAACATATTTGCCTATAATCTCTGGAGACGCTTTTCGTACGGGTAAACATTTAAATATGCAGGGTGAAAACCCAAACTTACTCGTAACGTCCCATCCATCTAAGGAAATGAGAAGGTTAATTGAGGCTCAGGATATGTGGCTCTCAAGAGCCAGTCACGGCTTCCTAGACCTGCACGAAGATCCGTGGAGGGACGAGGGCTATGTTTTCTCGTGGAGCGACAGAGGCGATCTGACGGGGCGTATGGTGGAGAACCTTTCTCAGTTCTTTCCTCTTTTCTCTGGCGGGGTTCTGAAGGAAGATCCCCAAGATATGTTGGGGGAACATATGGCAAGATGTGGAGTATGTCCTTCAATCACCCACGAGACACCTGTTCTTAATCATCCAATCGAGAAACGAGTAGACGCAACAATTCGTGCGATCATGGAGTTTTTATTATGAGAAAGTTTTTAATATTTTGTGAATCCTCAAATCAAATGGGGTACACACCGGGGCAGCGACACCGCTTTCATATGAAGCGTCCGGTCACATTGTTTAATAATATTGAATCTATTGTTTTGCCAAAACCTGAAAAAAATAACTCACCAGATTTATTGATTGAACTTCAAGAGGTTCGTGATGCAATGGTTATGGATGATGAAAAACGAATTGATAATTTAAAAATTGATTCGGAGTATATCAACATGCTAATCGATACTACGAAACGCTTCACTATGCCAAGATCGGTTCGTGATTTTCTTCGAGAAGTCAAAAGACAAATAGATACTATTACTCTGAAACTAAAGTATGAATACAACCGCTCACGACCACAACAAATTGCAGAGTTAAATGGAGAAAAACTCACACCACTCACCAGTGTTGACACTCCCGCGTTTCCAAGTAATCACACCGTATCAGGTATTGTGCTTGCAGAAATTATAAAACTCTATTACCCGCAGGTGTCAAAAGAACTCGACGAAATTGCAAACAGAAATGCAGACTCTAGGGTTGAACTTGGTGTTCATTTTCCTAGCGACGTTGAGGCTGGTAGGCTTTTAGCAAAAGAACTCATGGAGCGATTTGATAAAAGCCAACTGCCGGAGAAAAACTTGATTGAAGAAACTTTAAAATACAGACAATATTCGGATGTTGAAAAACAAGCCAAAAAAATGGCAAGTGAAATGCGTAAAACGATTTACATTATGCAACAAACTCGCACAGGAGAATATGAGTTTGCAACAAATCGGGATGAGGTTCGTAAACTCACTCGTAAAGGATTTGAAACAATAGAGGAAGTTAATTGATGTTTAGTTTTGCAAAGTTTTTATCAGAAGCCAAAGTAAACCTCGGCGGCGGAGCCAAGTTTGGGCAAGTCATCCTTCTTATGGGTGGTGCTGGTTCTGGTAAATCAACTGCAACTCGTAAATATGTGAATACCCGTGGTTATAAAGTTATCAATCCTGATGATATTAAAGAACTAATTGTGCGAGCGGCAGATAAAGGTGTTCCCGAGTTTGCAGAAATGAAAGGCATTGACCCATTCAGTCGTGAGGGATCCCAGATTGTTCATCGCTATCTTATCAAAACAAAAATTGGTAAGAAAAAAATGGACTTGATGATGGCTTCAATCAAACTCGCTCCTGCCAACAAAAAACCTAATCTTGTATTGGATAGGACTTTTTCCCATCCTCGTGAGATCGAACGGGTCATTCCTGACGTAATCGATGCCGGATACAAGCCAGAAAATATACACATCGTGTTTGTGATGACTGATGCAGAGATAGCCGTTGAGCGTAACCGTTCGCGGGATCGTTCTATCCCTGATGAAGTTGTTATGCGAACAAACCGAGGTGCAAGGATTAATTTTTATAGATTGTTCTTCAAAGGCAGCGATGCTACTGCCTTAGTGAATGGAGATTACTATGTTGTAATCAATCGTGGAGCGGAGATTGTGAAAGTAAAGTCTGCGGGTCAGCGAATCGACACGGAGACTGAAATGGCAGACAAGATTCGCAAAAAGATTGGATACGAGGAGAAAGACTAATGAAACTTCCAAAAGAGTATAAAAAGTTTATCGGTAAATATGACAAATGTAGTAATCGCTACGGCAGAAAAATGCTTCGCAAGTTTGGTTTCGGTCCTGAAACCCAGATTGTAAAAGAAGTTGTCGAAGAGGTTAAAGAAAAGAAAACCGCAAAGACAACAAAGAAGACTACTAAATAAGATAGAGTTTCACTCTAGCACCAAAGGAGATTTTATATGGATTTTGTAACGACCACTTACGGATTTATCGCTCACACGCTTATTGTTTTTACGCTTGGTGCTTTGGTGGGTAAACCGCTTTGGGAATGGGTGAGAACCTATTTCCCGTGGAATAAGTAAAACTTGTTCAACCCGAAGCGGGGTCGGACACTAAACCGGCGGACGGAGGTGATCGATCACATGCAACCGATTTATCGGAGTGATTTGTAATGATTTTTGCGACACGACTTATTTGAGATAGCGGTTCTCAAATGGGTTCCGCCCCGCCTCGGGATTGAACAATATAAAGAATTATGTATAAAAAGGGAACTCTATGAACCGTCCGATCACACTAGATGAAGAAAAGCGTAAGTCCGACAAAGTGCGGATTCTTGTCTTTTCTGGACATAGTGACGAAAACAAAAACGGGTTGATGAAAACTGCTAGTCGGCTTGTCGAAGAATGTAAAAAACGACGAGTTGAGTGTTTTGTTGCATTTGTTCCCCATGCTAGATCCTACAAAAATGAGGACGGGACACGAACTGTTGTAAACAAAGACGGTAAAGAATTTATTGCAAGTAGATTCAATACGGTTGTGATCGTGCGGGGTGCTGCCTCTGGTCAAAGTGGTACACTAGACATGATCTCTGCATTTGAAAAGGATGGGTTCTTTGTAATTAACTCACGAGAAGCCATTGACATTTGCTCAGACAAGTATAGAACATCACTGGTTCTAGCAGAAGCCGACCTACCGACACCGCGAACAGCACTTATAACTGACGAAGATATGATCGAAGACCACCATAAACAAGTTGGTGGTAAGTTTCCTGTTGTTGCAAAAACACTTCGAGGCTCTAAAGGCATTGGTGTGTTTATACTTGAAAGTGAAGTTTCTTTAAAATCCACCCTTCAAGCATTTCGTAAAAATAATGAAGACGAAGAACTAATCCTACAGGAATACATCCCCATCAACAATGACATGCGAATCATCGTTTTAGATGGTAAAGTCACTGCCGTGATGAGACGCGATAAAGCCAAGGGAGATTTCCGAAGTAACTTTTCAATGGGTGCAAAGGTATCGGGAATTAGGATTAGTAAAGAAATTAAAAAACTCGCCACTGACGCTGCAAAAGCAATTGGTTGCTATTACTGCGGTGTGGATATTGCATTATCAAAAAGAACAAAGAAACCTTACATTCTTGAAGTCAACTCGTCCCCCGGATCAGAGGGCATCGAAGAAGCGACAGGAACAAATATTGTAGGTGATTTCGTGGATCACATTATCGACAAGGAGAACTGGATGTACGCCCCAACAATGGTAGGACGAAGAGAATATATTTCAATCCCCGGCATCGGAGAAGTTGTAGGAAAATTTGATACTGGTAACATGGTTGTCAACTCAATTCATGCAGATAACTTTGATGTGAACGGTAGCACTGTCACATGGTCACACGGTGGTAAAACATTTAAAAATAGACTTATTGATACTGTGAATGTTCTACAGGGTGGAATTGCACACAATAAAGAAACACGACCAATGATTGAGTTAGATATTGATTTCATGGGTAAAACTTTTCCAAAGAGAAAATTTACTCTTGATGATAGAAGTGAAAAAGGCACTGAGGTTTTAATCGGTGTCCCCTTTATGAAAGAATTTGGATTTGTTGTAGATCCGGGTAGAACATTTATGAAAACAAACAAAGAAGACCAACGTAGAATGGATGAAGAAAAAGCATCCAAGATTGTCCTCACACTAGCGGCAACCCTCGCGGGTACACCAACATTTAAAAAGGTGTTGCAAAAGTTTAGCAAAAAGGGTGCTAAGTTTGGATCCTTTCTTGCCGGTACACCAGCATTTTTACATGTCGTAAAACGAGCCGTTCCACAGTTAGCAAGAATGGACTCTGATGATGTTATTAATGTCATTGACATGGCAAAAAATATGTTAGAAGGTGGATCACAACTTCTTATGATGGGTGAGGATAAATTATCCAAACAAGAAATGAAAACTCGTGACAAGTATGCTAAAGACTTAAAGAAGAGTTCCAAAGGTTTTAAGGACCGATATGGTGATGATTACAAGGATGTAATTTTTGGCACAGCCACAAACATGGCAAAACGAAAGGCTGCGGAGGAGGAGACTGATCAAGAAGAGCATAAAGGCAATCTTGAAGGCACTGATGATATTGTAAAAAATTACAAACGTGTTACTCCCGGTCAGGTAAATGAGATTGCAGATACATACTTTAACAAAGGAGGCTCAAAATGAGCGGATTCGGACAAGGTGCTTTTAACGGCAATGACAGTAAACTCAAGGGGGCTATTGACGCTGCACGTTCTATTATGCAGAGCAATGCCAATATCCACGATCCCACGCCAAAGGGCATTTCACCAGAATTGGTGGAGGCTGCGGCAAACGACGTTTTGAGGTTTGGTCAAACCATTGAAGAAAAGAACAATGTCATTCGTCACTACTTCAATCAAATTCCTCTTCACGAAGGTGAATCACACGGTACTGCTGCTGTTGCTGCTTTCGAGAAGGCGGTTATGCAAAGATTGGGGCGATGATGAAAGATTTTAAAGATATTCTTAGTTTTGTGAGTGAGGAATATTATTCTGGTCCTACTACTTACGCAGGTTCCGACAAAACAAATGTCGGAGATGTGTCTGGTTCAGATTTAGGTGGCTATGCGGATGGTTCCGAGAATCCCGGTGCGGATCAAGGAAGATTCAGCCAACTTGAAGCGGGTATTAATGCAGAACTTGCCGGGGTACATGTTGATCCTGTCACTGTAATTACCAAAGCCCGTACTAAGTTGAACATGACCGGACTTTCTTTTGACATTAATGTAGGTGAGATTCGTTCTGCGGCTTCGACCGGAGAGGAATACACGGCTGATCTAAACTTTGGTGGACACCCACTTGGTAAAGCAAAAGACTTAGATCCCAGTGATGATTTTGCTAGGAGCGAGATCGACAGTGGTGTAACCCCTGTTGAAACAACAATGCCCGAAGCAAAAATTACTTTTTATATTTCTCTGAAAGGTACAGGATACTCGCTTACTGCGAAGATTACAGAATGAAATGGAATTTAGTGAACTGAACGACGATAACATCGTCTACTATGCTATGAAAAATTATACTAACCCTTCATGCAAAGGCATTGAAGAGTTTCAGGAGGATTTCAATAGATTTAAATATGTGAAACGGTTATTCAATCGTTACAAAGCATCAGGAACTCTACGCGAGCGATTGATACTAAACCATATTATTACACTGTTTAATGTGTTTGGCTTAACACCAACGAACAGAATATTTTTCAATAGGATCGGGGAAGAACATTATTCTCTAATTAAAACTTTTTTAGTTTACCTTAATTACTGCCCCGAACATAAGATAGACGGAATTGATTTAGTGGCGATACCACTTGACACAAAGGTAATTAAAGTTTTAAGGAGTCTGTAATGTTACCATTTGAGAACATTGAAAAACAAGTTAATAAACTTCTTCGGGCTAAACACACCTTTGAGGAATTGTATTACGCAACTCTCCCCAGAACTCATAACAACTCAACTGAAGGTAAACGAGGGTTTACCGATGAAATCGAACCATTCATTCGCAAGGCTACCTTAAATCTGTCAAAGGGAATGGATGACGATGAATCTGTTGTATACAGTAATGATAAAAAAGAAGCCATGATTGTAAAGAAAAAAGATGTATCAAAATACATCGACCGTGGATACATTCTAATCCACGAAGAGGCAAACGTAGCACCCGTGCCTATCGATGGTCAGTTTCAAAACACTGATGGTTCATTCGATAGAGTCGCCGGAAAAAATAAACTTCTACGCGGCAAGAATAAAAAAGAACTTAGAAATTACACAGGCAAAAAGTTTAAGGTTAGTTCCGACATCTTTCGACGTTTCGAGGAAGGTCATATTCGATATGATCGTTGGGACCAATATATTGAAGAGGAAGATGATTCACCGATTGTAGATACAATCAAAAAATATTCGTTACGCAATCCAACGAAACCAGTTGTGATTGAAAATTGTGAGAGTGGTGAAGTGGTCATTTTAAGACGTAGAACAAATGATTCTCGTTTGAAACACAATAGGAGAAAGTAATGGAATTTTTATCACCTGATTTTCTTTCGCTGCTCGCAGGATCAGCGACAGGATTTTTATTCAAAGCAATGGCTGAACGCCGCGCCCAAGAGCAAGAGCGATGGAAGATGGCGATGGGTACAGCCGAAAAAGAAAACGAACACGCCGATGCTGCCGTGAGCCGTGTCTCAATCGACGCAGGTAAACTGGTTCGTCGGTTCATTGTGGTTGTGATCTTGTTTGGCACAATCATCGCTCCGTTTATCATCGCATACAGCGATGGTATCACCACCGTCGTGGAACACGAATCCACCGTCTACAAGCCTTGGGACTTGCTCGGTTTGTTCGGAGAGGAAAAGGTAAGAACGTATACCCCAGTGGAGGGTTATTTGTATACAGAAGAGAATAGACAAATCCTTGTTACTATTGTAGGATTCTACTTCGGCACTGCCGTGAGAGGAAAGTAAATGTCAGAATGTAAACATGAATGTGTGATTCTAAAAAGAATCTGTATCTTTTTCTTGGGTATTGTAATTGGCTTGGCTGCTGGATATCAGTATGGTGTCAGCAATAAAGCACATCGTATTCACGATAGATTATTGAAGCAAGCCGAGAAGCCTGTACTGCTTGAAAAAAGAGAAAACCGACAAAGGCTTCGGGAGCATATGCAGCGAACGGAGACACCAAAGGAAAGAGTTCCCCGATGAGATATCTCTTGATTATGTTGTTAGCGGGATGTGCAAGCGTGCAGAGTGTAAAAGAACCATTCGTCACTATTGATGAAAACGGTGACCCTTACACTTACCACACACTTGACTCTGCAACACAAATCGAAACGGTTGGTCTACTTGGTGCAGGTGATGCTCTTGGAGTTGACACCTACCAGCGTATGGAGGAAAATGCCTCAAAAAAAGTTTTGGACCCGTGGCTATATTTGGATGGGCTATTGCCCTCTTAGTCTCGGGTTACTTTATCTGGATTGAATTTTTTCGTAAGACTCGGTAGCAGCCTTACAAATATAAAAAGCATCAGCGATGTCCGAAACGGGAGAGCCTATGTTCTTCCGTTTTGGCGTTATAAGCCTTTGTAAATCTTCACCCGTATCCAGTTGAAAAGCATCGACCATCTTACGCTTGTCTGCATTTCCCTTGCCGGTCGCATCTTTCTTCACCTTCGTGGGTGCAATGATGTCCACCGCGATACCTGCTTCCCAAAGTTTGTATTTCAATAGTCCACAATTCTCTGCGATCTGGAATGTCGCCCGACCAGACGCTCCATATGCGTATCCTTCAAGACCAACATAATCACACCCCAGAACTTTATCCACTGCCCAATCAGAGATTGAATTATATCGTTGACACTCGTGATCAAATTCATTGAAGAGTTCACCATGATAACGATATTTAAAAACTCCTGACAAACTTTTTACATTTGTCAAATAATAAAATGAACATTGTTTGTAATTGAACTTCTGGTCACCGTTGCCTTGATACACGCAGACACATGGACCATTGAGAGAATAGTCAATACCAGCAATTATCATTATTTGTCCAGTTTGTTAGAAATGTTTTCTAGAACGCCAACAATTCTATCAACCTTGCCCTCAAGTTCGCCCAAACGATCTTCCACCATTTTTTGTTTACACGACTTGCAAGGTTTCTTTTTGGGTTGCTCTTTCACGGGGTCAGTTTTTTCAAACTGCATCCACTTGTTCATCCGCTCTTGACGCTGTTTGCACGCACCGCATTGTTTGATCTTACCAGCACTTACTGTGTCAATAGAATCTTTAACAATGTCACCAAGACCTTTTCCTTCAAATTTCTTTTGTAACTTTTTGGGCATCCAAGAAATATCCATAGTAATAACCTCCGTTGTGTAAGTATTTATACCTGTTTACACATAAAAAAAACACCCCGCCGGAGCGGGGTGTCTTAACAGGATTGTGTGTTATGAATTAAAAGGTGAATCTCAAACCGGCACGAATACCTTCGTCCCGATCATCATATTCAACGAGAGCAGCAACGCCCTCTTGGAATTCACACACTCCACCAACGGCAAACGTGGTTTCGTCAAGATGGTCGTATTCGACACGACCATAACCAGAGAAGGTATCTTCAATGGTAAAGACAACACCTTGTGCAACAGCAACCCAGTCGCCATTGTCATCGGTGTAAGAAATGAAACCGCGATCACCAGAGAGGTCAACGGTCCAAAGATCCATTTCCTCACCAATAAACCCAAAGCCCAATGCTCCGAGTTCAACGCGACCACCATAGGTCACGGAATCGCCATCAAAGACATCATCTCCAACGATGTCTAAAGAGAAGGAAGCGTCACCGACGTTTCCTCCGAACGATACGCCATCAACGACAATACCGTTCCGCCCGAATCCACTGGAGTTGGTAAGACCAAGACCATATGTGTAATCGGACATTGCGAGTTCAGCACTAAAGTTACGCTGGAAGCGACCCACGGTAAGATCGAGTCCACCGAGATCAGCACCAACGTACGCTTCCCAAAGTGTTGTATCATCGAGGTTGTTGTTGGTTTCAAAAGAGAAACCGTAAACAGCACCTTCGGACTCGCCGTATGCACCAAGCACCAAACGAGTATCCAAAGTTTCGACACCATCAATAGATGTTACAACAGTTTGACCAACGCCGCTAAACTCAATATCTCCTGCTGCGGCAATAGCAGAAAGACACAATACGCTTGTGAAAGACATTTTAGCCTCCGACTCCAGAAACGAGGTCAAAGATAGAGCGAACAGCGTCCGCAGCCCAAAGCACACCGTCCCAAGCAAATGGAACGAGGGCAAGGGTAATCAGAGTGGAACGACAAATGCCGACCTTCTTAAGTAATCTGCAAACGCAGCCGCCACTACACGATGTAGGGCAATCATTAGGGGTTTTAACAGCCATATAATTTCTCCTTATGTTGGCTTGTCACGAAGTCAAATCCACGACTTCGCAACTGTCACCCGAACACGCAAAAGTTTGTGTACCGGATGTTTGGTCTTCAACCTCAAAGTTCTTGAGATCAGACCAGTTAATTTCTTTCGGCATCTTGGAAACCATTTCCTCGTATTCCTCCTGTGTACAATCCTGATAGGGGGCTTGCCGATAAGTATGATCACTAAATGGTAGGAATGAAATCCCTGAGATACTATCTAGATGATTCCAAACCCAAGCACCGACACCAACCCATTCTTCTTCTTTAACTGAGATGGTGACGGATGGTTTGTGTTCACACCAATGATACTGGTACTTCAACCACAAGTCAAGTTGTTCTTCCGCAGAAAGATCCATTCTAAAAACAGAATTTTCGGGAGCCTTGATTGGGAAAGAGAAAACAGTAACATTGTCAGGCTTCATCACACATGCTTCGTGTGGGAAACCTTTTTCTTTCATAAAAGTACAGAGCGGATCTTTATTATCTGCTCGCACTGTACGAATGTAATACGGATTATGTCGAGCGTGGATGCCGGATGCTGCATCGACCAGTTGAGAAACTGTGCCGGATGGCTTGACGCAGGTGGTGGCTACCGATTGTTCGATACCGATATTTTTTGATAAAATACGATTTACTTCAACAACTTCTTGTCGTAAATCATAAAGTAAAGTTTCAAGACCCTCAACTTTACCGTTTGTGATTTCGGAGTCCATGATCCCGGTCATTGAAACACCGAGCAATCTTTCATCTTCACAATTTTTCTTCCAAGAAGATGACAAATATCTAAAATCTGTCAGGGTAGATTGCCAAGTTCCGAGGATCGTAGCCAGTCGTGCCTTACGCATGAGGGACTCACGGGTATCATCGGCTCTCACGACCATCTCAGTGAGATTACAAAACTCACAATCTCGCAAGACGATCTCAGAACACGGGTTGGTTCCGAAGTTATGCTCAGTTTCCCGTTGCCGGTCCTCCTTGCCTCTGTGAGAGGCGTTGCGATCAATACCCTTCCGGGCTGCCTCACGATTGAAGATGCCTCTCTCGCCACTCTTGGACTTGTATAGGGCAAGCCATTCCTCCATGAACTGTCCCGGTTCCACGGGACCATCATACACAGCCGAGTTGTTCGCCAAAGCACGCTGTGGATTGGTCACCCACCACTGCCCGGACTTGGCATCGCGCATTCTGTCATCCTGCAAAGAGGAAAGAGAAATTAATGCTGATCTACGCACCCCGCCGACCACGACAATTTCGGCAATTTTACAAACAATGTCGTGACACTCTGCGGTGGTCAATCTTCGACCCGCTGATTTTTTAAAAGTATCAATTGTAAATTCAAAAAGTTCAACCAATGGATCGGGACCAGACGCACGACCACCAAAAGTTTTCAGTCTTGCACCAGCCTCACGAACCTTGCTCACATCCCAAGTCGGAATTTGTCCATGTGTCAAAAGTGAAACAAGTTCTTTGTAGGCTTTTGCCCAACCAATCTTGGAGTCGGCAACAACGATGGTTGTCTCGGTGGGATGGAAGTCCTCTGCGATCATTGGAAGTTGATCAACCTCTCTTCGTTCAACAGAAAATCCAACACCAGTGCCACACATCAGAACATAAAGAATCTCATCAAAAGCACGGAGACGATTCACCGCAACAAAAGAGCAGTTGTATCCTGCAACGTGGTCACGTTTCAATGCTTCACCCGATGT